CCTTTTCTTTATCTGCTTTTCTTTGCTTTTCATAATCATCAACACCTTCAGCTATTTCAGTAACATTGTCAATTATATAATTACCTATTTTAGTAGCTTGTTCAGCATGAACTACAGTACCATCATTGTATTCACCACCTTTTATTTGCTTTTCTGTTAATAAATCAGGAAATTGTTGCCTAACAAAAGCCCATATAGGTCTCCAATACCATACATTAGCTCTAAAAGCGTGTCCTTCTTCTGATGTTGGTTTAATACCACTTAGATCAAATCCCATTACTTCTCCTCTTCTTTATTTTTAAAATATTCATCTACTAATCCTTTTACATAGGCTGGATTACTATTAGTTTCTATCTTTCTTAATAGATCCTCAGCTTCTTTAAGGTCTTTTTCTACACTTAGTTCGTATTCTACCTCACCCATTGTGGGTACAACATCAAACATAGCTTTATCATTCATGTGGTCAAACACTTTGCTCATATTACTATCTCCTGTTCTTTTTTCTCATTAAACTAAACTCATTCATAGCGTATTGATATATCCACCAACCATTGTATTTACCATTTAATTGTTTAATAGATTGCATACGTCTATCATGTGTAGTGAGTCTTTCTTGTTTTACTTTATTTGATTTTCCTTTTATTGGAAACTTTGCTAACTCTGCCATATTGTTCCTTCCTCTCATTGTGTGATTTTCTACAGTCGCTACAGTCAGAATATATAATTTGTGGATTACCTGCATTAGCGATTGGTCTTTTACACCATCTGCATATTAACATATTCTTCTCCAAGTAATTATTATTATACAGATTGATATACTTATATGATACATCGTGCTAGATATCATATCTATTATATACATTAAGTCATAAATAGCATCAGTCATTATCTACCTCTTCTATTATAAAGTCAACAGTAACATTAGGTGACCCTGATTCTTTTCTATTAAACATGATGCCATGTACTTTTACACCAAACTTTTGTTCGGTTTCATATACCTCTTTAGGGAAATTACTCCTCATAGGCATTTTTTGATAAGCCTTATCTTTTTTTATTTCAGTTTGATTTATAAATGTTCTTTCGTCCATTTTGTATTCTCCTTTAGTTGATTGAAATTTATGAGAGCTGTACCAACAATAACAGGTCATTAAGGATTTTATTGTAACCACCTCACTCTCATTATCTGTAAACCCATAGTTCGTCCAAGGGACTTGCCCTTGAGGCTTTTCTATGTGATTCCGATACCTCTTTTTACAGATGCTTAAAATGGTATCTCAGCATAATTTATTATAAATATATCGGCTGAGGATACGAGGAATATACCCTCAGCCTTCTTGAGCGTGTCACACACACTTACTCACCACAATAATTACCTATCTAAGCTCGGTAGTCCTGTTGCTCTTGCTCATACTGACGAGAGACTCACAAGATAGGTATTAATCTTTTGATTCTTTAAGCCAATCAGGAAGATAGTGTGATTCTCCCTGTAATTCTTCTAATCTTTTACGTACTAAATACATATCTATAACAACATAGTCACCATCATCACATATAATCATATACAATGGTGTTGATCCGTTATTATCTAATACTATCCCCCATTCACCAATACCAATAGGTTGTTCAGAACTATCATAATAGTCCCATTCATACCTGTTATACGTACTTAAACTGATAGGCTTAAACTTACCCTTATCAGCATTAAATCTGTCGTCATAACCACTAGTTTTACAATGATAGTTAGTATCTAATAACACATTACTATGAACATTATATTTCATTTCAAGACATTGCTTACATATAGGATCACCGAAACTATTAACATACTGTGGGTCAAAGTCATTACATATGACACATTCCTTACGATTCTCCATTATTATCCTCCTTGTCTAATGGTAATACAGATACAGCACCAATGATTGGTAAAGCAATAAACAATACAATAAATACATTTATAATAAATTCCATTTGATACCTCTAATTAATGATTAGGATGACACATGTCGCAACCATCTACATCGTGATGACAATCCCAACACATATGTTCACGAACAGGGATAGGTTGACCACAACCACATACATTGATGTAGTTTATCTTAACATGACCATACCCTTCATGTCTTTTGATAGAGTTGCAGTAAGTACATAGTCCGTTACTGTGGAGTGTAGTGGGGACTTTACCATCGTTATGGTTAGCTGAACATGTATCATTATTACATTTAGGGTATGACATATATTACTCCTAATTTATGGTGAAATAATACACAACAGACAAGCTAAACGGTTAAGAATAGCTCATCTGTGTGTTAGTGGACGTGTCTTACTTTACTCTACACGATAAGAGTCCGAAGACTCTGTGGCTATGAGACAAAGTTGTCTACAGGTTTGGATGTGGATTGAATGGTCACATCAGTTCCATTTGCTTTGAGGTCATCAAGTTCAGTTGCATTGTAATAACTCCCTGTTGTAGGGTCAACATATGCTATTGAATAACCACCATCTACAAGAACATCATAGTCATCTTGAGTGTAATCAGTATACAACCAAGTAGAAGTATCAGACTTGCTCTGTGTGTTGTTGTAGGTAACAAGACGGAAAGTTCCCATAGAACCTTTGATGTCTTTTGATTGAGTAGTAGTGTAAGCCAACATACCTTTGGCTGTAATGGTTAAAAACATTTTGGTAAGTTTCATTGTTTTCCTTTCTATTTTAAATGAAAAATAACTAAAATCAGATAGCAAAAAAGCTATCAAGGGGGTATACCTTATAAATATAGGGGAATATCAAAATCCTACAATTTTTGAAACTACCCTAAACGAGTTTGTTTCGTAATACAATTATTTAGTATATTTGCAATGTAGCCAAGCGTTAGCTTGACCATCCTTAAAGTACACGTGCAAATCGTTCTGCTGGTAGGGTCAGAAGTTGGGTTGTAGGTTATCAAGATAGTTAACTGAGATGTCCCCAATAGCTACACAAATTGTTTAGATATAAAGCTTATGATATGGGCACTCGAATGCTGGTCTTTGTGGAAATTCTAAATTTATGTTTTTTTAGTCTCAGAGCTGGAATACTATCTAATTACGGCTAGAGTTAATTCCACCGATCCCTAACCCCTAAAGGGGGGATCGTTTCCATATAAAGATAGGAGGTTAGTATGCCTGAGAAAACTTACACATTAACAATTACTTACGATGATGAAACAGAAGAAATTGTTGAATACCAAGAATATATAGATACTGATGACAGATGGTTTTCTGTCGGAGATGTAGATTTAACAGAGTATTGGGATAAAGAGGCAATATCATGGATACCAATAATGCATGATATAGGAGATGCATGAGACATTATAAAGTTAATAAAGTAGAACATACAGTATATGATGATTTAAAGGAAGTTCCTCCTGAAGTTCAGGTGATAGCGAATTGGAGGAATGGGGATGTGGGGGCTTGGGTTAAATCAGATGATGGATGTGTTATACAAGTGCTTAGAAGAGGCACTATGATGAGAGTAAGTGGTACTAGAGATTATATAGGTACATGTACAGGTACGTTTGTATGTATGCCTAATATAGAAATGGATACACAACCTAGAGCTAATAGGTATTCGTTTGGTGGTTATGATACACATGAGCAAACAGTTATCTCTAGGAATAATTTAACTACAAGTGAAAAGTTATTTGTTCAATATTTAACAGCAGGAATGCAACCACAAGAAGCGTATATAAAAGCGTTTCCTACTAACAATCCTGCGTATGCTAGAATGAAGTCAGTACAATTAGTAAAAACAGAAAGGGTTATGACTGCAATGAAAGAAGAGCTAAGACCTATAATGGAAAAGTTAGGTATATCTGAAGAGCAAGTGTTGTCAGGTATAAAACATGAAGCTGAATCAGCAGATAAGCCTGATACAAGATTAAAAGCTTTATTTAAGCTTAGTGATATTTTAGACCTTGAAGATAAGAATGCACCAACTGTGCAACAAGTTACAGGAGTTGCATTTCAAGGCTTTTCAGGAAACGAGCTGGAAACAGCCGAAAGAAAAAAGATAGGAGAATAATATGCCTTACGGTAAAGGGACATATGGTAAAAAAAGAGGAAGACCCCCAAAAAAAGGTAAGGGGATGAAGAAAAAGTAAATGGCTAACATTAACACTCAAAATGTTAGTAAAGCAAATGAGGCTCTTGCATTAGCAAAAAAAGATTTAATTGCATTCGGTAAATTATTTCTACCTGATGATTTTAGAAGAAGTGAAACACCACCTTTTCATTATGAACTTGCTGATACTATATCTGACTTAGAACAACGACAAGTTGCTATTATATTACCAAGAGGTCATGGTAAGACAGTTTTAACAAAGTGTGATATAATGCATCAATTTTGTTTTTCGCCAGAGCCTTTATTTTATGGATGGGTATCTGCTACAGCTAAATTAGCTACAGGTAATATGGATTATATTAAATATCATATAGAGTTTAATGATAGAGTTAAATATTACTTTGGAGATTTAAAAGGTCCTAAATGGACAGAGTCTGATGTAGAGCTTTCTAATGGTTGTAAGCTTATTAGTAAGTCTAATATATCAGGTATTCGTGGTGGTGCTAAATTGCATAAAA